AAGATTGTCATGTGGATATACTGCATATACGCCACAAAAGCGGCTACAGTAATTCCAATGGACAGTACAAGTACCAGTGCATCTGTCGGAATTTTCGACAGGAACCCAACATTTTTAATCACCTGTGTAATCACAGATACGCAAAATGCCAAAACACTGATTACTGCCAGAATCAGAGTTACATTTGTAAATAATGCTTCCATCTTTGCCTCCTTTTATAATCCCGCATACAATATCGGTATGCCATCATCTGTTCTTACTCCCATCAGAAGCGGTAAAGCTGTCTTTAAAAGTAAGTCATTTGTTTTCTGTACATCTCCGGCGGCGGCATACACTGCGCTCCATTCCTTTGCACTTGCCCCAATCTGCTGAGGTGTTGCATAGGAAATGGATTCACTGCCAGAAGATACAGATGTTACAACGCCTGTTACGCTACCACTGGACCAGATTGCGGTTGACGTACCGCTCACAGCGGCATTGGTAGCATTCTTTTCAGCAAGCTCAATCTGATACATCAATTCAGCCAGTGAGCAGACCGCCTTTTTGATGCGCTTCTGTGAGCGTTCGTTTGTTGGCAGTCCGTCCACCAACCTATCAGATGTCATTGTGTCCACAAAATCACTGGCTCTTTCCGCCAGTCGTGGAAAGTCGGTTTCTGGCACAGCTGAACCGAAATATGAAGTTTTGTAAAATTCATAGTCTGCATAAGCCATGCCAGCTACCTCCGATCAGCCATTTGATTTAATCATACCCATACGGATGTTCTTTTCGTTGTAAACCAGAGACCAGTTGCTCTTTTTCCCAAGTTCCGTATTGGTAGGAGATTCTTTTGCGATCTTATTTGTATCCAGGCTAAATCCGTTAGGATGCAGCACAAAGCCCTGTTTGGTATACAACTTTCTAATACCGGCTTTTGTTTCCGGATCATAATCTGTATAATACGGATCTTCGTAGTTATTTTTGTCGCAAGTCAGAACGGTTCCAGATCCGATCATATAGGTTTTATATACCGGATTTGTCTTGGAAGTATCCACTGTGAAACGATCGGACACAACTGGAATGAAACCGCCGATAGAAGGAAGATCGACCTCCTTCGCAATAGCATTTCCCACAGTGTACTTATTATAGTCTACTAATCCAAGCGCTTTATACTTTGCGTACATATAAGAGTGTAAGAACAGAAGTCCCATCTTTTCTGAAGAATCTCCAAGCGCTTTCTGCTGCGCAAAAATTAATGTAGTTTCATCAACTTTGTTTGCATCTGTTACGGATCCGGTTCCGGTAGGCTCTGAGATATCAGTGATATGATTTACCATCGCATCAAGAGAAAGAATTGCATCCACAATAGTCATAAGCTCTCTTGTACGAACCTGCCTGTAATATCCAGCCACGGAGTTTGCAACATGAGTCATTGGATCCGCTCCTGTTAACTCTTTTGTAAAATCCTGTGCTTTCCATGCTTTCATTCTCTGGATAAGCATAGCTGTCTGTTTCTTGCCTGAGATCTCAGATGGAACGTTGTTTGTCTCACCATCGTTATTCAGGGCTGGATCATCGTTTTCATCAATCGGAATATAAAAAGGAAGTGTACATACATTGCCTTTTGTTCCAATCAAATCCATGATTTCTTTATTTTGTATGAGGATTCCTGATGCAAGAATAGCATCATTCCAGGTTGGCTGCTCCGCCATATAGCTAGAAAAAACTTCCGGGTCAAAATTAAAGCCGCCAAATGTTCCGGTCATTGCCATAGATATAGTCCTTTCCGTAGAGTAGGACTATTTAGAAAATCAAAAAGTCCCATCTACCTGTAATTGTTTGGGTGTCAGGTTAGCAGCTACACTCCAATTGTATAGCCGGTTACTGCTTACTTGCTGAGCGCCGAATAAAGATCGGGATCACTCTGTTTGAGCTTGATGCGAGCGTCAAGACTCATCTTTTTAAAATCTTCTTTTGTAATAGTGCCGCCGGTTCCACTACCATTCTGAACGGAGGTCGTGAACCTAGCTGCATTCTGCTGCGCCTGTGCCTGCTGTTTATCGACAAAAATTCCTGTTTTTGTATTTCCATCTTTGTCGGTAATCATGCCTTTAAAAATGTCCGCAATAGATCTTCCTTTTGCAGAATCAGAATCCAATGCCTTTGTCAGTTCTTCCCGGTAATGGCTCTCAGTAATATCGTTGAGGAACTCATATAACTTTACTCCTTTATCATCCGTAGATGTAAGGAATTCATTTACCGTTTTCTCAAGCTCAACTTTTCGAGCGTCAGCGGCACGCGCTGTTTTCTCATCATTAAGCTGGGTGGTAAGAGTAGCAATCTGTCCTTTCAGATCGTCCACATCAACATCTTTAAACCCGTCCAGTTTTTCCTGGACATCATCAAGAGATGTTTTGTACTCATCCCTTTTCTGGGTAACCTTATCGTAATCTGATTTTGTACGATAGTTCTCGTCCATTTTCTTTTTTAGATCGCTTTTCTTACCCTCTGGAACCTCAATACCAAGCTCCTGTAAAATCTGTTCATAATTCTGCATAATATCCTCCTAAACGTGATTTTTAACCGTCCGTCAACGGTAATGGATTGAGCCAGTTAAACCACTGGCAAGGTAATCGGAATGGCAAGAATCGAACTTGCGACACATAGCTTATAAGGCTACTGCTCTACCACTGAGCTACATTCCAACGTATTGCCTTTTTGATCCGCTCAGCAGATAACAGGTTAAGGCATAACCTTTTCAACATGTTGAATCGTGGGAAAGATAGGAATTGAACCTATATTGTTTACCACAAGGGAACGGATTTACAGTCCGCCGCAACACCGCCAATCGTTGCCGCTTTCCCATAACCCGGATTCCCGGGTTAGCAAGGTATTTTTTCGTGTTATGCCTGCCACTATCCGACTTTCACGGAAGGTTTTACCTTTTTTTATTACCCATTTTACAAGGAGGTGTTACCAGCCTGCCATTACTGGTAAAAGGATGTGCCGGAAATTGCATCCGCTTTTCAACCTCCAGGCCGCTCAAAGCCTGTTTCTACTTAAGGGCACATCCAGAGAAAGGAGGAAATGATGAAAAAAGAAAGCAAAAACTCTCAGTCAGAAAGTCCTTGCAAGGTCGCTACTCCTTGCAGGATTATAGTATCATATAGTGGAGAAAAATTTGTCCTCACATTTTAGTCTGAAAGCATCTTGATTCTTCGCATTATCTCTTCTTTTTCATCCCGAAAATCAGAATCCACCATCATTGCGGAAAGCATGTCGTAGATTTCTACCATGAGTCGTCCAAGAGCTTCCATTAGCTTATCTTTATGCTGCTGATCGCCATTGGTTTGATACGCCTGTTTTGCGGCGATATAGCCATCATACAAGGAATCAATATTATGATCGTACCGTCCGTTACTGTACTTCCTGATTACATCCTCTGCCACATCTGCAACAGTATTAGATTCCGGCCAGTCACCACACATCTTTTTAAGGTTGCAAATGGTAGTCGTAAGTTTGTAAACTACATCAAGATTGCTGCTTGTGAGCTGTTTCTTTACATTTTCTTCCTCTATTTTCAGTTGATTTTCTAAAATTTTAATCATATCTTTCATATCATCACCGCCTACCGGAATATTTCACTCATTTTTGCCTTGTATTTATCATGGATGCCATGCTGAGACTCTGTGATATACACCATGTCGTAGCCGGAAGAAATCAGATCAACAATGATTCTTTCCAGTTTCTTCAATTCGTTGTCCACATCTTCCACAAGTTTTTCTACCATGATAGCGTCTGCTACAGCTCCCATCTCGCGAAGTCGTGAGGAATAATGTTCATACAGAGATTTGGTCTCAGCTTCCCAGTCATGATATTGGTTAAAACCATCTTCAATGCCTTTCTGCTTCGTAGATTTGCCTACACTGATCCGGTTCGCTGTCTGCCAGTTCTCCGGTATCATGGCAACCTGCCCAGAATAGGTATTCGGTATCAATTTATTGTGATGGTTAATGTAGTATTGATTAATTTTCTTTCTTTCCATAGATTCAGAAAAATACTGGTATTCATGCAGTCTCTTATATCCTTTCATCCCAAGGAAATCAAAATAATCCGACATCTGATCATGAAACATAAGAGCTGCAATCATCCGAGCGTTAATCTCCGAAAAGATAGATTCTACACTGCTTACATCTCTATTACTCTCGAAGGTAATCATTCAGATCACCTCCCTCATGCTACCTTTTTAATTATAAGGTTTGCATCTTTAACTGTAACGGCACTGGCTGAGATGTTTCCGGCGGATACAGTCAGGGACATTCCAGCAGGTACTGGGATAAGAGTGACGGCGCTCACATTCTGATATACATCTGCTGTAACAACCGTATAATCCATCTCTGTTCCACCGATGTTCTCGCCGTTCAGCTTAAGCACCAGTGCTGTTGCACCTGCGGCTGCCGCTGTCAAATTTGCGTTGAACTGTAATTCTACTGCCATCGGCTGATTACCCCTGTTCGAGATTGTGAACAGTCCGCTGCCCTCAATGTGATTGAGCCATCCACTCTGGCAACCACATCTGCGAGATTTTACACGGGTGTTATTAAAAATGATATTCTGATTAGCTGCTACTTCCTGAGCTGGTATATTAATTACATTTAACATAACAATATTCTCCTTTTCTGATAAAATAAGGGGCAAACTACACGTCTACCCCTGTGATATTTGCAAGACTACTTTGTAGCAATGGAATCTTCCAACATGCTGATTATTTTGTTTTGATTTTCCAAGATCCTGTCCAGATAATTCCTGTCCTGCTCCTGCAGGTGCTTTGCTATGTCTGCATTGCTAGCCTGCGACAGATCACTCTGATAGTTCATCGCCTGCAAAAACACCCCGAACAGGTTCAGAAGATCCAAAGCGGACAACTCTCTGTTACTCATTAGAGGACGTTACCATTTCCACAGCATCCACCAACAAGCCCGTTCATGTTGTATGAAAAGTACGGGGAACAGGTAAGATAGCTTGGAACAGGTGTAGGACGTACTGCATCAATGATGGTACGAGTCTGTGATACCTGGCTAATCTGGTTGTAAGCGTTCTGCAGATCACGATCACGATCGGCAAGCTTATCTCTAAGTGCCTGGATAGTATTTTCCTGCATAAGCTGTCTGGTTGCGTTTCCGTCCGCAAGAACTGCCTCTTTGATATCGCAGCAGCAAGATGCTAGCTGTGCCTGCATATTCTGTGCTGCCAGAGCGGCATCATATCGGCTCTGTAAGATTTCTTTCTGGGTTTCACAGCAGCAACTCTGCTGGGCTGCCTGTAACTGCTGCAAACCAAGCTGGTTTGTGTACCGGCTTTCCAGTACATCTCTCTGTGTCTGGCAAGCTGTGTTGGAAACATTCTGGTTTGTGTTGAAAATGTCACGTTTTACAAATTCATCGCTGATAAAATTGTCCTGTACGCCAGTTTCAACGCCACCACGGTTCCAGTTACCCATCATCGGGAATAAGAAAGCAATAAGGATGATCCAGATCCACCAGCCTCCTCCGCCCCACATATCATTGCAACCATCATTATTTCTCGTTACGGCTGCTACATCTGCCGCACTGAGCATTGTTCCATCTGTCATAGTAGTAATCTCCTTTTACATATATTTATCAAGGCCGTGCACTTGCCCTAATAGCTATTTCAACATTCCGGTAAACTGTGCCGGATCAATTCCGTTTTTTCTACATCCGCTTTCAAAAATTTGCTGTGGGTTCTTTCCCTTGCACATGTCCATAGCCTGTTTTATATTCGGATTAGACTGTGCAATCTGGTTAAGAGCTGCCTGTGGGTTTTCAGATTTCCTGATCTGATTAATTACCTGCATTGCCTGCATCATTGCGGACATCGGATTTTTACTGCCACCCATGTTCCCGATCATACTCATTAATGGATTCATTCAGATTCCTCCTTTTTCGGTGCATCTCCTAATCGCTCCAATAAGGCATTAAATTCTGCTCGTGTAACATAGTCAGTGCTAGGTGCATTTTGCTGATTCTGGACAGGATTTAGGGCTTCTGGAGCTATCTCGGCAAACTGGAACACCTTAAACGTTGCACTTCCCATTCCATCAACAGATTTTACGTAAAACACCGGGCTGTTATTATCCATCATCCACGCAGTGTGTCCTGGCTGTACAATCTGGTTTCGCGCACCTTCGATTCCGGCCACCTGTATCCAGTTCACGTTGGATGTTGGTACTGGCTGCTGTACAGACTGAGACTGGCCAGAGTACATCCCTATTTGCTGATTTCTCTGCTGTTCGAGCTGATTTATTCGACTTTGCAACATTGCCTGCTCATTGGCAAATGCTTGTGGATCTACCATATATGGATACATAAGCATACCTCCTATGTTTCTTTGTACCTATATTTTGCCATAGAAAAATAATAGGAAACAGTTCATCAAAGTATCAAAAAAGTTTTTTAAATATTACACACATATATCTTGACATATTACGCACATAGATGTATAATAAAGACAGTTAAAAAAAGAACATCTCATAAGGAGGAAGAAAAAATGAAAAAAATCTATTGCCATACGATCAAAATGGGACAGAGTTATAACGAGGGAACCGGAGAGCCAATTTACGAAGTAGAAGCGGAAAGCTCCGAGTGCGAGTACTCAGAGGAGTGGACAAAAGATGATAATGATCCGATTAAAGATTATGTGGAGAATGCAATTGAAAATGTATCAGATGGAACATTTTGGGATGAAGGGTATTCATGGGACGAAGGAAAAAACATCAGCTTTTTCCCGGCTATTCAGACCAATATTTATCATGTATTATATAGAAATGGAGAACCGATTGAGCTGTATTATGTGAAATAAAAAAGGAGCAACTAAAATAGTCGCCCCAATTTCATAATAAAATTATTTCAATTCCCACCTAAATTAATAGGTATTATTATACTATCATTATAAACTTAAAATATCAAGAGGAAATGATTATGGCAACAGAAGCCCAGAAAAGAGCGATTAGAAAATACGAAAACAATAACTATCGCCTAAATATCGTATTCCCAAGGGGAACGAAAGAAAGAATAGAAAAATTAAGTCTCGGGAAAAGCAATACTTCTTTTATTAGGGATACCGTACTAACAGCACTTGATCAGCTGGAAGAGAATGAATGATAAGAGGGAAAAAGGATGTATGATGAATATACAAGTGGAATTCTTTCAGAATATGCATATTGCATCCAGCTGGGGCATGATATGCATATCGGAGATACCTATCCAATTGGAAAACTTTGGAATGGAAAAGGAAATGTGTCTGAAATTTTGAGAAGTGGAAAAATCTCAGTACAGGACGAAGATGGAGAAGAATATGTATTATTTTTTGAAATAATAAAGAAAAAATCTCAAATATTAAAAACAATCGTAAGAATAATTGACGCTGACTAATGGTGAAAGGAAGGAAAAGAACATGAAAATTAATGGAATCGGAGTCATAAGCAAAGAAACAGCATTGTCAATCCTTACAAGAGACGGAAAAGAAGCCGTTAAGAACGGCGAAATCACAACAGAAGAACTCGGAGCAATGTACAAGCTCCAGCAAGTCAAAAATGCTTGCAATATCGGTAAATTTACCGATACATTCCGCGCAAATTATAGCCGCATCCCGGACAGCTTAAAGGAAAAGCTTACGCCGGAAGAACTGGCGGAGCTGGTAGAAGCATTTTATAAATGCTATGGGGACGGAAAAAACGCATAATAAAATAAAAAAGAAAGTCACACTCTAACAATAAAATGTGGCTTTCTTTTTTGATTAAAAAAAAATACTAATGTTTCAACCCTTGCCTCAGTGGATCGCTACTGAGAACCACTCTCGGGAGCAACCACCCGGAGCGACTAAAAAAGCTATTAAAAGCTTTTTTTAAGAAGAACTCTAATATTTCAATCCTTGCCCCGGCGGATAGCTGCCAGAGACCACTAGCAGAAGCGTCCATCTGTAGCGACTAGGATTATAATATCACGGAATTTTATAATTTTCAATGCTTTTTTTCTAACACACCTTGATTATTTTATTGTTTACCCGGCGGCTTAATCGTTTTGCCGTAGATATGCTCACATTCATCTGTTCAGCGCAGTATTCAAGCGTATATTCCTGACATCTTAAGCGGAACAGTTTTTCCTCATCCGGTGTAAAGTTACACTCTGCCAAGAATCTGTCTATATCTTTCTTTGTGAACACATATAATTTCATGAGCATACCTCTTATTAATGCAATTAACGCTGATTCTGTGCAAGATAATTTGTAAGTTTCTGCTTTGTTTTTTTTAATTCCTCGGCGTTATTCCCACTAATCTGGCTGTCCAACATAGTTGATAACACTTCCAGAATTAACGAATCTCGTTCTGCGATTCTCCGAAGACTTTCATAATCTCGTCTATCGTGTTCTTCCAGCGTCTCCACTCGCTTATTAAGCCGGAACGCTGGAGTGATCCACTTGATAATTACAGCTGCTGCGCCTCCAATAATAGATACCCCTCCGCAGATGGAAAGAAAAAACTGAATGAATTCTGATATGCTCATGTGTTAATGTCCTTTCATGTATCGTTTTGCTCCTGCATTGGCCTTGGATTGTTGTTTGTACCCGAAATCTGCAACCTTGTTGCGATCATATTGAGCCACCAGATTGTTATCCTGGCAGAATTTATTATATGCTTTATTCTGCTCAGTCAGCTTAAAAGCCATTTGATCATATTCTGATCTTAGTTTTTCTTTTTCGGAATCCGGTATATCGTCTGAGTTTATTTCTTCGTTCTTCATTATCAGCTTACGTTTGGTTGCTCTAATAGAACGTTCCATTGCTCGCTGCTTCTGGGTATCTTCGTAGATTTTCTTATTCTCCTCAGAATCAATCTTGTGTTCGTCTGCCCATGGATTCCGCAGCCCTTTCACCCATGGCTGGTGACTATGGCGACAATTCCACCCGTGTAGTCCGTGTGGATCCACGATGGTTCCTTGCCCCGTAGTTGGATTAATTGTATATCCGGTTCTTTCTAACAGATTGGGATATCCCGGTTCTGTTCCAACTATTGAGTAAGGCTTTCCCTGCCAGGATGAATGATCTCCGCAAGGAGGCTGTCCTTTCTGTGCCGTCCTGGCTCCCAGATGGGCTGATACAAGGACATAATTTGTCTTCGCCTGTACAATATACTGATTAGTGATCTGTGCCGCTGTTTGATTCGTACTTGTTACCACACAGCACCTCACGGCCGCTTCAAGGGTTCGCTTTGCACCGCTTGTTGGATAGTCCACCATGATTCCCTTTCCTGCATACTGATCCAGCACATCACAAATTGCAGAGGTGTAGGATTGCGCACCGGAAGCAACACGGATTTCGGCCTTATCTAACAGATTAATTAGATCACGCTGAGATTGATTTATGGTAGTATTGCTCAGGTTGCTAAGCTCGCCCAATGTCTTTTTAAATTCTGCATCCATCACGGCGATTACTTCTGGATTCTCCAATGGTGGACTTATATTCTCGTTAATCCTTAAAAGGATATCTTTATCATTATCCCAAGATGTCATCACGGCATTTTGCAGGATCCGTCTAAGCTCTGACTGTGTCATTTTTGTAAGCTTTTGCAACTTCTGTTCAATCTCCGCTCTACTCTCTCCCATCTGTGTGAGTTTCCAGATAAGGCGATCAGCCGTGGCAGTCATGCCGCCTGCCTGGAGAATACGCCTGGAGATGTCCGTCATTATAAAATCTTCCAATTCCTGATAAATCGCAAGGATCCGTTGCTCTTTTCCGTAAAAATACTCTGGTGGAAGCATTATCCATCACCTACCGTTCTTTTTACCAGCCTTGTCCAATCAGGTAAATGCTGTGTTTTTGCTCTTTCGAACCATTCTGCCCCTGCTTCTGGATGCGGTGCTTTGCTGTATTGCAATCTTCTTCCAGTTGGCCTTTTACTTGGCGGAGACATCCATCCAATGATATTTCCCTGTGCATCTTTCTTTGGGATATTTGGGCCGTACACCTCACCCATGTACAGATAATGAGCATAAGGCACGTTTCTATTCCCCCACTTGATTTCTCCGCCATCAATACCCTGTGGAAATGATACACTTTCTACCAATGCTCCCTGTTGGAATGGCATAAGTGGAATGCAGTCTTCTACGATTTGCTCATTCAGCTTCGTTTGTGCTTCTTTCAAATTAGCATCAATTCTTTTTGTATCAAATTTGATATGCACATTTCCGACATGATTGTTAATCTCCATTTGATCACCTACTCAATCAGGAGTTTATACTCTGCGCTAGTCAGCTTTCCTGCTTTCTTCGCCTGTTCCACCATTTTCCTCCACGTTTCCGGTGGATAAAACTTCTGAAGCTGTAGTAATATTTTGTACATCTGCATCCTCCTCTGGAATATATACATCGGCCATAGCAGCCACATATTGGGTCAAAAGTGCTTGTTTCTGTATTTCTTCGTTGTTTTTTGCAATCTCGTACAGATAATATTCTTCTCTTGTTACGGGATCCGGCAAGTATGCCATATTATCATCTCCTTTTACTTCATTTTCTCATATTTTGCGCTCATGTAGGCTCCCGCATCGTTATCTATGATGGTAGTGCCTTTGTAGGTATGGAGAGCTTTGTATGCATTAAGCTGGTCGGCAGTAAGGGGCGTTTCGATGGGGTGGGCGAGAACATACGTTATACAAGCATCGGTTTTAGCCAGCATCTCCTTAAATGATTGTATCGCCGCATTATCGCTTGAAATATCCGATATTGTATCGTTGCAGACACACAGTATCATATATGGCGTCATAGACGTTGGTTTTATCGTCGATGCACAGATGCCAGCCCTTTTCCCGCCATGTATATCTTCATTATAGCGAGCAATATTGGAAATGGACTCGGGTATTTTAGGCGTATCAATATCATATGTAAAAAAACCAGTTATACCATCAGTCACATTATTAACTCCCCATGTATACCAGTTCAGGTTATCTAAGTTCTTGCTCACTTTAATATTTTGCACATACACCCCTTTTGCAAAATCAATCTCGTCACATACCCACTGTTGGCCGTCTGCATCTGTGTAGTTGCCGCCGGAGGATACTGGAATACCGGGCAGGCCGTTTGGAGTGGAAATGGATATGGATTGTGGCTCGTGGTAAGATTTGTATGACAGGGCGGTTGAGCTAATACTGAGCATAATATCATTCATATCCCGCTTATCGATCTCGCTTGTAATCCGGATATATTTGGCATTTTTCGGAACTGTAACAGGATTCACAGACACTTCTGCCGCAATAAAATTCTTGTCCGAATCATAAAACGCCCTCTGGTTTTTTGTACCTCCGTTTTGATACAAACTCACGGCATTGCACGGGATCGCAATATAATCGGAGCAAGCATATCGCGAATTTGACAATATAGAGCCAGTATACTTATCGACAACTTTACCATTTATCGCCGTTCTCGCATTAAACAGATTTCCGCCGTACACTTCAACGCCTATCTCTCCATCCTGCCCCACGCTCTCAATCTCCTGCGGATAATCTGGTGACGGGCTCGGAAAACCGCCTGTATAGGGTTCAAATGGCAGGGCTACGGAACCGGCGTTAATCATGGGATAGATTTTATAATTATTGATCGGTTCCTCAGAAACTGACTGTATAATCAATCTAATCTCTTGTTCCGTCCCCAATACATCAAAACTTGTATTACTTTTGTACGTTCTGGTTCCATCTGCTTTTAAAATATTAATCTGAACCACAGCGCATCCATCTGCGTACTCTCCCCCGCTAATAAAGTACGTTCCCTGGGAAAAATTAATTGCAACATTTGTTATGTATTGTTCAAATGCTTTCCTTGGTGTCCCGTCCACCAAAAAGCCGCCATCATCCAGCCGCCTGATCGTTGCCCCACCCCCTGTCATAAAACCTATTGCATCAAGATCCAGCAGTTGCGCCCCGGTGGTAGTTACCTGCTTACTCCTGCCGTATACTTTCAATCCCTTCAACGGCTTACCAATAGCATTAGTGAGCGTTAGTGGCGGTTCTCCTGTAATCTCTACATCCTCAAATCCACTTTTCTCAGCCCATGCCGCAAGATAATGCTCTTTTCTGGTTATTGGACGATCCGGAAGATCAACCTCCATGTTTCCGGCAATATAAGCAAGGTATCTATCTATTCTTGTAATTGGCTCTGGTATATAACTCATAGCTTATTCCTCTCCAAACAATCCGCTATCTTTGTTCGCCTTGGTTGCTTCATCCGCTAGAGTTTTGGCATCTTCCTCGCTAAATCCCTCAAATTTAACAAGGTAATACCAAAACGGCACCCTGCCAGTATTTACATAACTTAGCCAGATTTGTTTATCCTCTTGATAATTGTAAGTGATATCACCAAAATCATAATTGACTTTATACACTCCAACCGGTGCGAGTCCGTACAGATCAGCATATACATTCATTGCATAGATAGCCCCATCAAGGCAGGATTCCAGTTTGTCTCTCACGTCCTTGACAAACTGTATTGTTCTCTGCTGTTCCGCTTCTACCCCTGTGGCTGTCTGTATGCCGCTAGATTCGTTAAAAACAAAATATCCATTGGAGAATCCAATCTTGTATCCTAACTGGCTTAAAAGGGCATTTATGCCGCTTATACGGGTATCCGTGTTGAGCTGTGGATTGATTTCCTGATAGAATTCTTTTTGATCGTTGCCAAACACATTTTTTACATAGTGTGGCAACTTCATCTGCTTTCGCTTTCGTTCCAGTCCGTCAGGTGTTTTCATGTTCACGGGCATCCCATCTGGCATCAGCAGTCTATCATCCGCTAAAATGATCTTTTCAGAATCGAAAATCTCTCCGGCATTACGGCTGTATGCTATATCCAGATCTTTTAATTCCTCAATCGCTTCCGCAAAGATCGGCAGCCCTAGGACTGTATTAAGATCAATATTGTTTGCCTGTGGTGTTCGGAATACTCCAAACATAGGTCCGTCAAGTCTCTCATTATTCCCTTTTAAAATTGGTGGTGTATCCTTCAGCAATCCGGCCCATTTTGTTTTGCTCATCTCGATCGGATTTCCGATACTATCAGAGCTGGATGATACATAAGTGCGATTACTGATGTAATACGGGGAAACCTTTACTCCATCAACCATGCTATCTACAAACCGGTGATACTCAAGCCTTGTGTAAAACTTATCTCCCTCTGCGTACTGGTCCTTAAATATGATTCCCCTGATTTCCTGATTATCGCAGTCCGTCAAAAGAACATCCAGCGGAGTAAATACGTCAAGTCCTTCCCCGTTTGGCTTGATGAATACCGTTCCATAAGCACAGCCATATTCTACCCAGTGACGGATTTGGAAATATACCTTGTCAATCTGCTCCTGGAGCCATGTAGCCCTTGCGGATCCATCAATCTTGATGCCGATAGCAAGAGTAGCAAGTCGGGCAGTCTCAGAACACACGGACTTTGCAAAATTAATAGTCTTAATCCTATCATCCTCATCTACCCAGTACGGTGTGCCCCTGTAAATATTTGCGCATTTCTGCACCATTGCTTCCATCACGGGAGACTCTATCACCTCTGTACGGAAGTCCTGCTCTGCTTGAGTTTTAAATAACATCCCTATCCACCTTTTTAGTGTTGTTATAAGTCCCATTTAGTCACCTGTCGCTATTTTCTTTCCGCACATCGGACAATAATTAAGGTCAAACGGTCTGGAAGTAATGCTTCCTTTTCGGTCTTTCATGTACACGTACAACATACAGCCGTATATATATTTTCTCTTCTTGCATTCTGGATTATCATGGCATTCTTTCCAAGAAGCTAATTCATCACAAAATTTACACATTATGCACTGTACCCCCTTCTGCTAAACAACGGCTCATAAGCATATCTAAGTGCCGAGATTGCATGATCGTTTCCGTCAGGATAGCCGCTTATTACATTTCCCTCTTTGTCCCGATCATACTCATACTCTGTAATTTCCTTGTATGCGTTCGGTGTACGCTTCGGGTCAATGACAATGGTCTTAGTCTGCAAAAACTTAAACCCATACTCGATACTTCCCGGCCCTTTGACTGCTCCTCTGGCAGGAAGTCCGGCATCCCGGAAGTCGTTCACGGACTTAGGCTCCGCAGAATCACATATCATGGTGTAATCATCATACCCTTTTTTCTTAATCCAATCAGCGGTCTTGGAGTTGCTCCACTTATTTACATACAATTCATCAATCAGATATATCTTTTCTCTTGCAGAATCATAATAGGTTCGGAGATAGCAAAAGGCGTCCGGATACCATCCATAATCTACGCCAGCGAAAATTCGATCCATTCGGCTGATTTCCTCGTCTGTAATATCTCTAATCTCCAGATATTCAAATACGTTTCCGCCATTTCCATTTGCTATTCCCATGTACTCATGTTCATAAGCATTCGGATTAACCTCTTTCAGATGCTCTGCTTCGTCAATGAACGGCTGTCCAAGCCATCCTGACGGTACATCCAGATAAGTTGATGAATGAACTATTCTATTTTCTTTCGGTTCAATGACATACTTATTAGCCCAGTTATTCATTGTCTTTGGTGGGTTAAAGCTCTTGAATATCCATGCAAGGTCACCACCACGGATTGCAGACTGTTCAATCTTACGAATTTCCTCAGGGCCTGCGAACTGATCCAACTCCTCGAACCAGAGAATGCCAATATATCCAAACTCAGGGTTGATAGATTTAATCTTGTCAGGATCATCGGCACCACGGAAGTATATCTTTTGTCCGGTTGATTTCAGTGTAATCTCCATAGGTGATAACTTAGAATCAAATTCTTCTGTAAATTCCTGTTTTCCAATAGCCCATTTGATTTTATTGTATACAGAATCTTTAATAGTATTCCCGACCTTACGACAGACAACAGCATGAATGTCGTGATTGTTCTTCATCAGTTCTACTATAGTCATTCCGACAGTAGTTGACTTTGTGGATCCGCGCCCACCTTTAAACACATACTCCAGATGCCTTTTATTTCGAATATCTCTAATAGCCCAGTGGAAGCAATCAGGAATGTTATACAGATCCATGTGATACTCTTTTGCATTTCTGGCAGCTTCTTCTGCTGCTTTTTTCTCTTCCTGTTCCTGCTTAATCTTCAATGCCTTTTCCAGATCATTCATGGACTTAAGCTGGTCGGAGAAGTCCGGGGCAAATCCGAAAGAGTCCGTCAGTTCACCTCTTGCGATCATGGAACGGCGTTGCTGGATTTCTGCCAGAGACATGATATCAGTACCTTTTTGTTTTTCGATGAGAGACTGTTTTGCAGCTATATAGGAAGAAACCTCAAGTTTTTTCAAGTTCTGTTGTCCCATTGAATATGCTGTTTTCTCGCTATACCCAGCTTTTCTTGCGGCATCAGATGCATTCCCACCATTCTTTATATATTCATCTGCAAACGCTTTCTGCTTAGGCGTCAAGTCCATCTAATCACCTCTGTCTATCCTCATTTTCTTACCGTCTCCCATATCTCTTTCAAGCACATGACTACATCATACTGGGATGCAGTTCGGAGTATTTCATAGTCGCAATCTTTCCATTCACCTCTTTTAGTAAGGTGAAATGTAGGTGTTGATATGATTGTTACTGTTATCAATCGTTCCTGTTCTTTGCTGTAAAATTGTGATGTTCCAATTTTTATAATCAATCCAGTGGATAATATAGCTTTTTGAAGTTTTCTTGATACTGCTTTTAAATTCGCCACATTATCACCTCACAAAAAATCTGCCATATACGGTGCATAGTTATAGATATATACTATATTACCATACATGGCAGAAACATTTGTCCCCACATTTAAAATATCAATTGTAATAATTATATTTCTCTCGATAGTCTAAGGATATTATAAAACTGGCTCATTGCCTTACGCCGGTATGCGTAGAAATCATCTCGCTTTGCTGGAATATACTCCCGTTTCCCTATCCGATCATAGGAGTGGCCTAAAACTATCGACTCATATACCAGTAGTTCAAGTCCCGGGGGGCAGGAATCTATACAACAATGCAAGATAGTATGGCGCTGATCCGGTGTGGCTTTGTGGCATATATCCTTTAAGCGGTTAATATCCTCTGGATATACGCCGAAATCAACAAGTGACTTTTGCCTGGTTCGCATATTATCACTCCTTTTTTATTACTATTTACGCTTGCTGCCAAAATGTGCTGCCAAGAAAATAGTGCCAAATGATCCGAATATTATTCCAAATGTAAATGCTATTAAACTATCAATCATCTACTTCACCTCTTCCATCTGACTTTCTACGGTATCTGCAAGTAACTTCAAGGACTCAATAAATTGATCTGTCAACGCTGTTTTGTCTGGTATTTAGCGAATACTCTGGCAAATGTTATAACAAGTCTTATAGCATTTTTAAGTTTCTTCTCATATTCAATTATGTCTGATGCTTCTACTAATTCATATCCCGGTGCAAGGCTGGCATTTTTTGTTAGTTCTTTATTGCTATAGAACTTTAATATATCCGGGATCTGCTGTTTTTCGAAGGGATATGGATACGTTTCTTTTCCGCCGTACCATCTATATCCCTGTTTCTTTGCTACTTTCAGAATATTTTCATACTCTTCATGTGTTCTGACTAATACGCATTTCTTTGCCAGATCAATCATCTACTTCACCTCACAAAAATATATTCTTTTCTTCGCGCTTTTTCGCACATTCTTCGCAAATAAAAATTGCTTTCGGATACCTAAAACGGCTATCATTAAGTATCGGATAATCCGGTTCATACGCTGTGGTTTTCCATTTGCCACAAACATTACACTTTTTCACAGTTTCGTTTATATTCATTGCCATGCATCATTCTCCTCCTGCAATCTCATCAATACAATTATTCCAGCCGATCTTATAGCTCGGTGGCCTGTCTCTCGCTTTGAAATGCTCGCAGTTATAAAGCCCAGTTGCTTTCATTTTCTCCGGCAATGGCTTCAATGGGCATCCTTTCATTAACTCATCCCATGAATCACCAGCTTTGAAATTTGCATCATCATCTTGTGCTGTACATTCATCTGCACCGTTTAATAGCGGACAACATATACATTTCTCTGGTGTATCAATCACTAATACTGATTTACTCATTCCAGCACCTCCTGTAATAAACTTCGATCGTCAATCGCATTTCCAATAACGACTACTTTCTTCGCCCAATACGAGAAATCTTTTCGATAATTGGTTTCTTCTGGAAAATCTACATAAAATCCTAAATTTCCATTACCGTATTCTCCAAACTTAACAACAGCCGCAACTGCGCCATACTGGATGATGTCATTTTCCCAGATTTTGTTTTCATTCTTGTCGCAACGTCCTGTGAACTGGCAGAGGGTTTCTGGATTGATTCTATCGGTATATACTGTAAACCGATCTGAATCCTTGCGGTAAAAAATAATATCCTTCCCACCTATGCGATAGCGGTCTCTCAGGTAATACCCTTCAACCCATTTACCGTCGCAGATTCGTTTTGCCTTAAAAAGAATTTCTCTCATTCAACTCCACCTCCCTCTACTTGTCCCGATTCTTCTAACCAATTTTCAACACATGGTAGACAAATATAGCAGCTGCACCAACCTTGTCCTTCTACTATTGCTTTTTGGTTTAACATTCTTTCGCCTTTAGGTATCTGTTTTTCGCATACGCAGCATAAATGAGAAGTCCTTATTTTTACGATTTTTTCTGTCAGATTTGATTCCGAACCATCCATATCCCCTGCGAATATCTGACTATCAATATACATTTCTTCTGGATATTTCAATCAACTCCATCTCCTTCCATTTATTACAAATTCCTTAATCTTCCTTATACGGTTCTGGTAATGGTTGCCAATGAGTGATATCAATTGCTTTATCAATCAAGTCCCATTCGCATTTCCCGTATTCTGCCAGATAATCAACGCAAGTAGAGGAATACCAGTACCAATTTCTGTTGTAGTAAACTCCGGTCGCAGAAAACGGAACATCTTTTATTTTTGAGTAATAAGTCTCCGGATTCCGATTTATCCATACGATATTTACAGGTACACATTCTTCCGGCAATCTTTCACTGACCGGAATCCAACCATTTTCTTTCTCGTCCTGTTCCAGATCGTCTTGAAGCTGATCAAGCATTTCCAGAACATCGCTTGCCAAAACCATCTGGTAGTCATCCGCAAGTTTCTTCATGAAATCATGATAATTTGACAATCTGTCTTTGATATGGCTCATACTTCTACCTCGCTATCTTCTGGCATCTGAAAGACTGTACTGCTCTGTATTTTATTTTTGATAATTTTGCCTGCTTCGTTTATCTCTTCAGTAGGCACCATTCTAAGCCCATAAGAAAGTATCTGTGCAACTTTTTCGTTTGTATACGATTCCTGAATCATATCCAGTACTTTCATGGCTTTTGCTTCTGAGGAGTATTTACCAAGTTTATATCTGTTTTTGTTCTCTAGGCTTAAAATAACAAAACCCCCGTCATTTTTCACAATATAAGCTACAGTCAAATTGCTAAAGTTTAATAAAATTGCTTTATTCCGACTTCTGATTAACATTTTGTGTCCTCCTGTTTCTTGAATTCTACCTTCAAATCATAGATAAACTGGCAAATCTTCTCTGCAATTTCATCCGCATTCTCTACATTTGCAAGCTGTCTAACGTACTGCTTGCCGCACACAACGCAAGTCAACTTTCTGATCGTTTCCCAGACCTGCCATGAGATAATAGAAGAATCAAAAGCATCTGCCATAAGAGAATTCCTTCCATTTCCGTTTTCATCTCTGAACCACTTTTCTCTCGGTGCTTTTAACGTGGTTGCAACATCTTCTCTGGTAAGACAACCTTTGTATTTTTCATCCATGCGCTTTTCCAGTTCGTCCAGAAGTTCTTTCTTTTCCTGCTCTGTCATTATGTCCTCACTTTCCATACCTTTTTAAAATCTCAGCAACTGCATTAATATGTTCCGACAGTGCGTCTAAATCTTCATCTTTAATTACTCTCAGCCCACGTTTCGACTTAAAATCTTCAATGGCATATACACCATCTCTGATTTTCCTAAATTTCTTTGCCATTTCGCTTTCTTTTATGGCTTTAGAATCATATTTGTAAAATGTCTCATGTTTATCGTGTTCTCCAATGTCGGTTTCAATTTTGGTTCGTTTAGGAGTCATGCGAATGATCTTTACCGGATACACCATGAAGTGTCTAAACGATTCTCCCCATCCGCACCATACTTCTCTTGCAACTCCAACCACATCTCCAACTTTTAAATCATCTTTATTTATCGGGCTTAATTTTCCTATTACCATTCTCTTTTCATCCTCACTTTCCCCGTGTAAGCAACTACATGGTTAATCAACAAAACTCCATCTGTCCATCATCAATAAACTTCTTTTTCTTCCGGCTTAATGTATCACCCTGCTGTTTCAATCTATCCACACGGGCTTTCTGGTTAAAGTTTGCCATATAATCATCGTCAACTTCTGGCGGTACTTTTAGAAAATATTCTTCCGGAAGTGGAAGATTATGTTTCTCGCAACAATTTGCAATCTCATTTCTGTATGAAAGAATATGATTTCTGGTTAGATTCATATTGCATCCATCCGCCCAGAATGGATCATTGCAGCCATTTTCATTGATGTGTTCCCAGATAGCACGCTCATGTAATAGATTTTCTCTTAACAGCTCTAATTCCTGTTCCGGTGTCTTCTGCTTCATTCTCCATCCGCCTTCGAATAACTTAATCTATACGCCCTCTGCTCTGTCGGATCCTCGCTAACGAGCAATCCGTTATCTAAGAGCAAATTAAAGTGTTTTCTGGCAGTAGCCATTGAAATGTCTAAGCCATCTGCAATATTTCTCGTAGACGGCATATAGTGGTGTTTGCGGTAATATTTCAAGATAAAGTGATATACAGCTTTATACATCTCCTGTCCCTCTTTATGCTTGCGTTCTGTATTATATTTCCCCATCAATAACACCTCACTTAATCGTTAATGCGAAATCTCAAATCAAGATTCAGTTCCTCTTTGATCGATCTTCTGTAATCTTCCCAGGTTGCCATATCATCCATCAGATAATCAGCCCCCCTGTCCATACCGTCCATGAACTTCTGGCAGCGTTTCTGCCCAAATCCAAAATCATCATGCAGGACGGCAATTCCAAGGATTGTAAATGTATCAAGTGCCATTTCTTTGATTTTCTGCGCTGCCTTATCTAGGTCCTTACTGGCTAAAGAGGTATGTACACCTGTAATTCCACGGAACCTTACTTCCCTTTCCAGAGCTTCTAGCCCGCCATCCTTTACAATTCTGAGTGCAAGATCAAGACCATCCTCTCTCCCTCGCTCATACTCCTTCATTTTGTTCATTGGTTCTCTCCTTGTTCAGATTCTTAGCTTTCTTATGCATCTTTTCCAGATAATCTGCATAGGCTGTAAGCATGTGATCCACGAAACCATTACTGTTATATTTTTCAGATACAATATGAATCTGCTCAACAACCTGCTGCCAGTATTCGTCTCTTTCTTCAATCCCGGCAGTCTGAAGAACCAGTGCCGGGAAGTCGATTTGCAAGAATTTAATGGTGTTCGGTATCTGTTCGTGCTTCACTCTCATAGTTATGCACCCTCTTCCACCTCAAAGCTCTGCTCAAGAAGTCTCTCGTTATCCTTGCTAAACGCCTTAATATAGCTCTGTTTTATCGGTCTGATAAAATGTATGCCGTTAGCGGATTTAGCCCGTGAAACAGCCACGTAGAACTGTCCTGGATCCCAACAACAAGGATCAATGTTGATTTTCTCAAAGGTCTGCCCCTGTGATTTATGAATACTGATCGCCCAGGCAAGCTTTACAGGAAACTGAGAAAATGTTCCGGCCTTTTTACGGACAATTTTTTCTTTCACAATCTTCTGTCCGTCTTTTTCCTGTTCTGATTCCTCAACAACCTGCTTCTCAATATCCTTGCTGTATCTGTATAGATTAACTGTTTTGCCCTTGTCGGTCTTGATGACCAGATAAGATTCCTCAAACTCTCCATTGTCCACGATTTTCTGGATAATGCCGATTGTTCCATTGACATATTCCCCGGACAAATCATTAACAGTAATCATTACCTTTGCGCCAATGTTGAGAGTTAGATCTTCCCGGGCAAATGCAATGTTCTTGATATCGGCAGATGTCAGATCTCCGTCAACGGCTGCATGGAATACTTTTTCGGTCTTTTTATCCAGTTTCCCGAGAAAAGCATTATTAATCCGGTCAGCTTCTGCATTGGTTCCAACCAGGAAAGGTGCTTCCGGGATAACCTTGTCTGATTCGTTATTTTCCAGATAAGCAATGGATTTTCGGATGTTATTGCCATATTTAATATCATTCAGCACATACTTAAATCCCTCATCATTCTGCCTGCATACCTCATCAAGTTTGATATATTCAAATCCCATTTCTTTCCAATACTCAGACATAAAAGCATATCCATGCTCGTACTTTCCGCCCTTTCCATAATCAGATCCATACATCCGGCAGAGAATTTTGCGATCATCTGTCGTAATTACTGGTGGAAGCTGGTAGAAATCTCCAATTACGATCAACTGAACATCTTCTTTATCCTCTCCGCTCAGAAGTCTGTCAACGGCTCTTTCTTCATTCTCTGTGATAATTGTCTTTGCAATCATGTTAAACAAATCAAATCGGCACATACTGATCTCGTCAATTATAAGAATATCTGCTTCTTTCAACAGTTCAGCTCTGGATTTCACTTTTTTCTTGTAGTCCTCAAACTTGATTGAAATATTTAGTGCGCGATGTACGGTAGTTGCCCCGTATCCGATATTGTCCGCAGCTATTCCGGTAGTAGCAGATACCAGAACACTTTTACCAGCTTTTTCCGCCTCATCAATGAATGTCTGAATAACCGTTGTCTTGCCTGTTCCTGCATCACCTGTCAGAAAAACATTACTGCCAGACAGCATTGTGTCCAATGCGTATCGCTGTTTTTTATTAAGCTTCTCTTTTTCCATTTTGTAACCACTCCTTATTCCTTAGTAACCAATTGTAATAATCTGAATTTTCATACAATTTAATTTTATTTTTTAATTTATGTAATCATTTTATTTTTGTAACCAATGTGTAACCAACTTTTCAACCACCTTGGTTACACCGCAAACCCTTATTTTATGCGGGTTTCAGAGTTGTGTAACCGTGTAACCAATGTAACCAAGGTTTTCCTATAGGAGATTGCAATGTATATATAATTTTTATATATATTTTTTTATTCCCTATACACATGCTTTTCCGCGGGTTACATGGTTACATGGTTACAAATCACGAAAACGGAACACTTGTTCCCATGTTGGCAGGTATAAAATCAGCTTCAACATGCTCGTTTTCTTGTTCGTCCTCAAGATCTTTTATATCAATAATCTTTACTGCAACAAGTCTCATTACACTTCCACCGTCTCTTTTTATTACTGTATCTCTTTTCCCTGTGTGTTTGATTAATTCGCGGTTAATCGCCCAGGCTGAAAAAGCTTTTCTGGAAAATCCATTGTTCTTCAGAAGGTTTTCAAGAGGCTTCGGATAAAAATACACATATACGTCTCCATACTCGTCTGGCGTCTCTTTGAATCCCCATTGATCACAGCTGAATTGCGCATCAAAATGCTGCCCATACACTGAAAGGCTTTCAATAATAAATTCATAGCATCGTTGCCCTTCTGATACATCTTTCTTGCGTGTAGGTATGTCCACGACATCCTCAATTGTCAACTCACGTCCATCTTTGAAAATGAAATCTGTAGCTAATTTGTCGGCTAGAAGCAGTGTAGATATAGCCATTACCTGTTTTGCTGGAAAATTATATCCATCAAAGCCCTTTTCGATCTCAGATTTCATTTCTTTTAGCTCATCTGGTGTTATTTTTTTAAGATTTCCAACAAATACTCTCCCAGCAAAACCATAATTTTTCATTACAGTGCTATTAATTTCTGATGGATTCTCGTAAATATCCTCGCAGCACTCAATTTCAATGATTCTATTGATAGCTCCGCCAGAATCTGCAAATTCTGAAATAGGGTTCTCACCGTTGCAGATAGTAACACAATTCCAAGTTTTTTCTTCTGCAACACCAAGATCTTTGTTTGAACGCCCTTTTCCTTTTCCAGCACAAAGATTATAAATCAATGATTCGTAATTATCCTGCACGTACTTAGATGCGTTTTTAGAATCATCTAACACCATCGGCAAACTATTGAGCATATCTGCACGAATCTCCAAATTTGTGTCGCTTGCTCTGAAATTTCCCACATAAGCTCCTGGAGCAGGATCCCCCCAGATAGAAGCGGCTATGTTAATGGTCACCGTTTTGCCTCCGCCTGTCTGCCCATAGAAATCTACGATGAATGGCAGTGCATTAAGTGGATGTATAAGAACACTTGCAAAAGATGCTGCCAGTGCTATTCGTGGCTCCAATCGTCCACACGATCGCAACTGTTTAGCCAACGTCACCCATTTGAAATAATCTCCACTTTCCTGTATGCTCTGGAATAGTGTTCTAAAGCGGTATTCGCCATCAAAAACGATTGAAAGATCGTACGGGACAAATGTATCGCCATGCCATCCAAGCTTACTTGTAGAGCGTTGTATGTCGATCATATCAGCATTATACATTTCCACATCAGATAAATATTTTATAAGGAGTTTTGCGTTCTCTGTATTAACTTGAACTCCATAATCAACAAGATTAACAATTTTTTGTGTTGAAGCTATATTGCTTTTGGGAACAGTTATTTCAGACCAAAGTCCATCTCTTTTAAAAGCTATGGTTATCTGTTCCTTATTAGTTTCAAGATTCTTTAGTCTTTTGATTGGCATTATTGGATGGTGGCACACAAGTTCCCTAGCTTTTGAGGTTTCAGATGAAAAAATCCCGTTCTCTGTAGCTATCCAGCTTCCGCAAGCCATGTCAGGATATTCTTTTCCAATATCATCCTCATAAAAATTTGTAATATTTTCTACAGTTTGCAAAGAACGACTTAACTTTTCTTCTTTTTCCTTCTCCTGTTCTGCTTTCTGGAATTCTTTTATGAATTCCTCGGCTATGCTTTTTACTCTTAAGCTCTTCGCTCTGTCCATCAACTTAAATTTAACTTCCGAGCGGTCGATTTTACTTTTTATCGCAAAAAGTTCTTCATATAACTTCTTCTGCATAAAATCATTTGCTTGCAAATTTTCAATATTTTCAAGAATGCTTCTCACCTCCTGCCTTAGCTGATAATATTTCATATCTGCTTCTTTCTTTTTCAAGGTTGAACTGGCACATATACCACTCTTCTGAACCAGGAGGGAAAGTTTTTAGTGCTGTTTCGTACATTAGTATGTTCTTTTCTACCTGTTCAAGTTCGTTAGGATCCTGAGCAGGATTGTATTTTTTTGCTTTGATATCTCGCATTTCGTGTCTGATCTGGTTACGGCTCTTACCTTTTTTAGAGATATAAGTACCGCCCAGCTCAATAAATGCAGTGCTGAAAGGAACGGATTCGCATTGCATTACGAAATCAAACACATCGCCGCCGATTCCGCAGCCGAAACAGTAAAAGGAATCATCATAGATTTTACAGGATGCTGACTTTTCCTTATGGAAAGGGCAATGTATAAAACCTGCTCTGTTCGGCTTCAGCCCATATCTGGAAAGGATCTCCGGCATTTTTACTGACTGTTTGATTTCTTCCTTAGTCATGTCAGTAACTCCACAATTTTTCGCCCGGTTTCTTCTTTTGTACAGAACTCAAACCGGACACCGTATTTGTCCCGAATTGTACAGAGAGATTTGTATAACTGGCAGCCATCAACAGCCTTGTCCGATATCACGGTCTTTACTTTTTTACCGTTTACAGTCTTCCAGATAACTCTATGCTTTCGGGGATTCTCCCAGAAATATACATCACCAACTGATTTAATATCTGGTCCATGCTCGCATAGGATAATCAGCTGAATACCTGCTTCACGCGCTCTGATAAGCTCTGCTTTGAATCTTTCATGCTGCTGGCAGACATTTCCGCAAAGCTCTTGCAAATCCTTTTTACGGTCAATACAGAGTTTTGCATTGTCCAGTGATTGATAATCACCGCAATACAATTTCGAGCGAAAATACTGCACTCCAATGCTATCAAACTGACTTTGAATCCGTTCCCATTCTGATTTATGTTCCCTTGTGTCCACTTGTATAACCATTAAAAACACATCCTTTTAATTGAACGGAAGGACATCATCTGCTACACTGTCTGGAATACTCATAAAGTCTGTACCTGCCGGATTCGCTCCCATGATAGCTTCTTCTTTCAGATGATCGTCATAGGCTTTTGTAGTGTGCTCTTCTGGGATATCTGCATCCTTAATTCCCTCAATACTGCGGAACCATGCAAGTTTGTGATGTTTCACTTCTTTGTTGTCGTACCAGTCTCTTTCCAGACGGAAGATTCCTCCGATCAGCTTACCTTTGAACTGCTGCCCGAAATTGTCACCCCATTTAACGGTAAATCCAGGGTTGGATTTTTCCACACAAGTAATAAAAGTCTTGAGATTGCGAACGCCATAATCAACGTTTTCATCAATAATCATATAGTTAGTACCGGCATTCGGATATTTCTTGTCTGGACGGATATCATTCTCGAACTGTTTCATGAAATATCCTGCCTGTTCATCACCTTCTGCGAAATCAAACAAGATAACGAGCATATCAAGTCCACTCTGGGATTTTTTCTCTGATACCTGCTTAATTACCATCTTGTGACCGCCGAGTTTAATCGGTTCAAATTCTCCTGCTGCCCGTGTAGTGTCATAGCTATTTGGTTTCTGCATTATTGTTTTCTCCTTTTCCTAATTCATAATAATCTCTGATAACCTTGTCAACTTCTGCAAGATCGTTATCAATAGTCAAATTGTCAAACATCCCGATCGGGGACTTACTTACCGCTCCCTGACTGGACTGAGTGACAAATAAGTGTTTTCCACTCTCTTCAATACAGCGAAGAACGATAGTAAACATGCCCTCGATGCAAACTTTTTCGTCCAGAAGCTTACCAATTGTCTTAGGTTTTACTTCCCCGGAATCATCTTTTTCTTCATGCATCATAAGGTAAACAATTTTATTCTGCGGTACTTTTGTCACAATGAACTGGATAAGATTCCAGAAATAGTCTCCAATATCATTGTACAGAGCAAACACTGCATTGCCTTTTCCAGCAGAAGCATGGCCTTTCATGAAATGATTCGTGATAAGATAGCCTGCATCATCAATTACAATTGACTCTGCTTTCGATACGATCAAACACTTCATGACCTGCTGATAATCATCCGTAAACCATCCGTCAATCTTTCCTTTAAACGGAAGTGGTTTATTCAGTACTCTAATAAGGTTCCAGTGTTCATTCTGGCAGTTTCTAAGACTGGTACTCTTGCCAGAACCAGATTTTCCAATAATTAATACTGGTGTTGCCATTGCTATTCCTCCTTGTCATAAACCACATGCTTGCTGCCCTCAACGATCAGCAAACTTGCGATGTCCTTCATTGATATGGTTGATTCGTTATAAATTTCAACCAGTGCGTTGTATGCTTCCGGTGATACTTTTACAACCGGGTTGTCCTTATCAGTTGCAGGCTGTTTCTTCCTTGCCGGAATACGGATTTCAAATTCAGTCATTAGTGCCCTCCTACTTGATCTGGATATTACTAGAGGTTACAATGGAAATACCAGGGAACTTCTCACCGGCTTTCAATGCTGCTTTCAGTCCGATCTTATCTGGTGCGGGATCTGAGTATTTAAGATATTCCTCTGGAATAACAGCTCCTTCCGCAATATCTACGGAATCACTTTTTCTGTAGGAAATGGCTACTTTTGCGGTTTTGAACTTCTCTCCGTTCAGATAATTGGAAAGGTATGCCTTTAATGATGCAGCTTTATTCTCAGCGGATTTCTGACGTGTTGCAAGGTTGTCTTTCTCCTCTTTTAATGCTTTTGCATCTGCCAGAAGGTTCTTGATCCAGCAACCGATGTTCTCGATTTTTTGATCTCTTTCCATCTGCAGAGATTCAAGCTTTTCAATATCTACGATTTCCCCTGTTTCCATATCTACGCAATTAAGGATTTCATTTTCGATTTCGTACAGGTTCATTCTTATTTCCCTCTCTTTTTGCTAATCTATAATTGTTTGCCTGCCTTTTTATTGGCCCGGAATGTCTATGCGTAATGATTTCCAGGTATTCATCCTTTATATCTCCGTTACCAGTGAAGTTTATTTAGGGCACCTTCCATCTATTAAGAGTCTAAGAAGATGTGCTTTTGCAAGTTTGTACTGTTCAGCTGATTTCTCTTCAAGCAATTCACTATCAAAAAAGATTATATAATTGCCATCATTTTCCTTTCTTGGCTCCCACTTCGAATTCATAATGTCGATATAGCAAGCATGAACATGCGAAGTAATGCTAAACGAAACAAAATAGTCTGTTTCGTTCGAAACTCTCCATGCTAATTCAAAAAGTTCTTTGATTTCTTTTTCAAACATTTCCATTCTCCTTTCTTAAAGCAGTGTTAAATACGTAAGCAGTGCAAATACAATACCTGCCAGGATCTGCTGCAAGCTCTCCTCCCACATCCACACTGGAAGAAAAGTAAGCAGGATCCCGATAATCGCACTGACTACGATATCCTTTCTGTTCTGTCTGGGTGATTTCATTCTTTTCCCTCCAAAAAGAAAAAAAGATTACAGACTGTAAGCAATATACCAAAAGATATTAGTAATGATTAACAATGCGGCAGTCAAAAGCCATGCACTGAACCACTTCTTAGTCTCTCTCTTTGCTTTTTTTACGATTTCGGTAGCTAGCATTGTTTCCAAATCGTTCCATGTAATCTTTTCGTTGTTCTGTTTTGTTGTATTTTCTTTCATTTTGTTATATTTTTCCTCTCGTAATATTGATATTTAGCGGACAGAGGATTATAATATAACCGTATCCACTAAGGAGTGGTTAGTGGGTTCATTGCTCCGGGTTGGAGATCCACCTCCGCCCGGGGCACTTCACTTTTCTAATGCTTCTTTTCCTTTCCAGATATGTCCGGTCACTTCCCAGATCTTCCTTGGAAAGATCGTAAAATTTAATCTCAGGTTAGATTTACCCTTGATTATCTTTCCATTGTTTGTAGCAATACCGATTGGCAACCATCCGTACTGTATTCCAGCACGGACCTGAGCTGGTTTCATTCCGATTAGTTTGGCAGCGTCTTCAACATTGATCGGCTCACTACTAAACTCCGGGACTGCAGTATCTGCCAGAATCCGTGCCACTTCCGCTGCAAATTTATGCAGCTGCGCCGTATCGGCTATATATTTTTCAGCATCTACCATATCAGTCACCATCCTTTTTTTCAAAATGCTTCTCCATGAGATCGGCAATCATCAGATATTCTTCTGCAACTTTACCTTTCCTTGTTCTTTTTACTTGTTCTCTAAATTCTGAAATTGTTCCGAAAAAGCATCCGCATGAAACTCTGACTGCTTTGTCTTTACATCTAAAAAATGTTGTGGTACGGAAATGAGTACCGAAACCATGAACGATGGTGTAATCTGCATCGCCGAACACCCTTGCATTGCCGTGCACCCATGCATCACCGGACACCCATGCATCACCGGACACCCTTGCATCACCGGACACCCTTGCATCACCGGACACCCTTGCATCACCGAACACCTCTGCATTGTCGTACACCCTTGCATTGTCGTACACCCTTGCATCACCGAACACCTCTGCATTGTCGTACACCCATGCATTACCGGATTGATTTACATTTTCTTCTTTTTCGACCCATCCGCCAGTTTCTCCCTCTCTCACATCTCTGAATGAGATAAGTGACTTGATTCGGAAAAGTTTCTTTCCGAAAACGTTAATTTTGGTTTCTGATGTTAATTCAAATTTCTTCATGTTTTCCTCCTTAATTACTGTGAAGTCACAGTTTCTTTCTTATCAGAATGGATTTTCTCATTGTCAATCACTCCATTCATGTACCCGAGAAGATAATTCTTTTTATCATCCGGTAGCTTATCGAGACGGGTTGTCACATCTCTAATAAGATTTTTCTTTTCATGGCTCTCTCAAATACAAATATTCGAGCAACTTGTAGACTCTCTTTAATGTCTTTGTTTCTTCTACCTTTTCCATAAGAGAAATAATTTTCTTCTTATATTCTTCCAATTATTCGTCCCTTTCTTTTGCTTCAAAAGTATCAGTGACGCCTCTTACATACCAAAGAACATTTTTCTGCTTGTCTTCTGGCAGATTGCAGAATTTTTTTATTGTATCGGTGAGCATATTAGGATTTCCTTCACCGCGTTCTTTTCTTGCCATTGCGCATCCGAACACATAACCTAATGTGAATTCATCCAGATATTCAAGCATTGACAGCATTTTTATCAAATATTTATATTTGGAATCATTGCTTTTTTCTTTGTCGGATGTGTTTATATCATTTACTTTTTGCTTCAATTCGGAAACAGCAATATCAAAAGGAACATTAAAATATTCTCTTCCTTGCGCTTCCAAAACTCTGTCTTCGCAAAACATCATGTGCATTTCATGCTCTAATTTAAAAGCATTTTCAATTTCGTTTGTTGAAAAGATTTGATTTACTTTGTATGGAATCTGTGTTGCCATCTGTTCGACGTTTCCAGATACGCCGATTTTTACAAAATCGCCACAATCCATGACATATACTTTACGTTTCAATTATTCACTCCCTTCCGTTCTGGCAACCTTGGTTCAAGAAACTTATCGGCTCCAACAGATAATGCTCCACAAATTAATTCGTATTCATCGAAATCTAATTTGCGATTTCCATTGAGAGAAAGATTGAGCTTCTGAACGGGAATACCGGTTTTGTTGGCAATGAATGTCTGTGTTATGCCGTTGCTTTCAAGGTATGACTTGATTTTCTTACCAACGCACATTTTTCATTTCTCCTTTCTATTTAATTTTCGTTCCCATCGAACAATTATAGTATAACTTCGAATTACTCGAATGTCAAGAAGAAATTTCGAGAAAATCGAAATTATTTTATTGACAGCCCGAAATTTTTATATTATTATTAGTTATGAAGGGAGGAAACGATAATGACATTTGGCGAGAAAATCAAGCAAGCCAGAACGGTAAAGAAGCTGACCCAGAAACAACTTGCAGAAAAAATCAATGCAAAGCATAATTCAATTAGTGACTGGGAAAAAGATAAGTGCAAGCCAGACATGGACACTATTGAACTTCTATGTGGCGTTTTGGAAGTAACACCGACATACCTCATGGGTTCTAAAAGCGATGATGATTATGCAACCATAATTGGGAATCTTATGTCGGAACCTGACATCTTAGACTTTATCGAGGAATATAAAACACTCGATAAAGAAGATAAGAAAGCAATAAAACAAATAGTTTCATCGCTAAACAAAAGGAGCAAGGGTTAATCCCCTTGCTTCTTTGATTTCAGATATTTAATAAGAATCGTATAGACAAATTTTAACTTGCCCTCATTTTCAGTATTCTCTATCATTTCAATAATTTCTTTTTTGTAATCCATATATCCGTCCCCTCCAATATCATGCAAATAAGAACATTCGTTCTTTTTTTCTCATTATACCACCATCTCAGCGACATAGAACGGACTGGATCATACTTCTCGCCCTCTGTTTAAACAACGCTCCCTCCCTTTGCCTTGAACGATTGAAAAAGAAATGGCATGTACATTCCGCAGAAATATTATTGCTTTTATTCGCAACAAGTGGTTGCTGCTCTGCTTCAGATGCAACCGCCTGTGTATAATTATGTATCACATATTGATTATTGACACTTGTCTTAATAATCACTTCGGAATCTGTTGGATCAATGTTCTCACATAGCGGCGCACGCACAGAAAATGTGATCATTATCCCAAACAGGAAAAATATAACCAGCTTTTTTATTACCCTCATGCAATCCCTCCAAAATTAGTTTATATTATACTCTAAATATAACAGTCATACAATATCTCAATCTTGCACAAATTTTCTTACATTAATACGATATTTGACGAAAGTCGAGAAAATTCGACATTTTTCGTTCAGTCGTCCCAGATTGAGCGCTGTCCGTTTATCATATAGATTTCGTCCTGGAGATACAGCGGTGCGTCATATCGTGCGATCACGTTCAAGGCAGAGTCACACTGGTTTCGCTTGATTGACTTGTAGGAGCGCACACGGAAATTTGCTTTCAAGTCTGCATAGATGTTACTGTACACTCGCTGCCTCATTGACCTGTCCTGGTATGCGTTCGAGCCTTTTCCGCCTAGGATATCCATGCCACGCTTGCGGACTGCTTCCGTGATACGATCAGCTTCGATCGGGAGAATTGGCAAGTCCAGTTCAAAGCGCTCTAATTTCTTATCAAGGGCTTCGACCTTTTCATTTACCTGTAAGATTGCCTGTGCCTGTAATTGGAGCTGTTCGAGTGGGGACATTGGAACAGGTACACTGTATGATCCTGTTTTGCGGATAGATGGCAATACGTCCTTTGTTACCCATGACTTGAACTTCTTAGCGGATTCCAGTTTGCTGCCGAAAATGAGGGCATAGAGACCAGATTCATTAATAAAAATGGCTTCCTGTGTTCTTCCGAGAGAATCGGTGAGTCTCTGTTTTAGGGAGTCATCCTCTAAAACATGAGTAGAGATAGCCCCTAACGGTTTTGCATATCCCAATGCTGTTGCTACATCTTTCCCGACAAACCAAGGTTCTCCATCAATCATAGTTGTTCTGATATTACCAAACTCTGAGTTATTAAAAATCTGAATATTATTCTCCATAGTATATCTCCTTTTCAAAATTATAGTTACACTTGAAAGAAGCCACTTCCTATGATAGAATATTTCATAAGAGAGAGACTTCTTTCTTACTGGATTTAGTAGTTGCAAACTTTGGTCGGGGCGCAACTACTATTTTTTTGTCAACTTATCGTGCAAATCATTAACCATTTCTTCAAGCAAATCTGTTTGAGTTTTTTGAGTGATTTCTGAACACTCTTGAAACTTCTTTACAGTTGTTTCAGTTGCCCTTAATGCGATTCGCTTGTTTTTAGGCTCTTTTCCCACGATAGGTCTACCTGTTCTGGGCGACATTTTTACCACCTCCTTGTCGCTTACTTATAATATAACTTACGGCTAGCCAAAAGTCAAGCATTATTTTTTTGAAATCTATCGGATTATTCTAAATTATCATGTTTTATTTTGTTTTGTGCTGTGGTACAATCAGATAAAATGAACCATATAAGGAGGGATAAGTATGGCATTGATAAAATGTCCTGAATGTGGAAAGGAGATAAGTGATAAAGCGGAAAAGTGCATACATTGCGGATTTCCTATAAATATTCAAGGAAATAAGGAAAAGGAGAAAGAATATACTTTAGAGCTTAATAATTCTATGCGTGCTATTGGCACTGAAAAGTCGGTAAAGGTGTTTTTTAAAGAAAACTTGATACTGGATTCAGAAACAGAAAATTTCAAATTAAATTATTGCGCAGAAGAGACGGACGATGTTGGAAGAATGCAGCTTAAAGTAGCATTTTCAAATTCAGAATATCAAGAGCCGTTCAAGGCCTGTATAAATGTAAATGCACAAAGCTACAATGCGGCCAAAGATTTCGTGGAAAATATAGCTAAAAAGTATTTTGTTCCGGATCTCGTAAATGAGTGGTATCTTATTAATAGCCATGTCAAAGAAAATGCTAGTGCCTATTCTAAATCAACAGATAAGGAAATCAGGAAAATCGAAGATATGTCGCATCCTATTGAACCACAAAAAGAAGAATCCTTTTTTGCTTCTGAACAATTTACAATAGCAATGTTATTGATTTTTTGGCCTGTCGGTCTATACACAATGTATAAGTATAAACACTTTTCTGAAAAAGCGAGAATAATCTGGACGATAGTCGTTATAGCCATTGTCTTAATTACTCTATCTACTTGGCCTAAAATTTATATGCAGAATAGAATAGTAAGATATAATTATTAATCGTATAAGATTGTAAATAAAAAACCGCCCCAGTGCTACCAACACCGGGACGGTTGCCGCTCCGAAGAGCTATATCTTTTAGGGTAAAAATATTGTATCATCTTCGGGGACAGTCGGCAAGTCAGAAAATTTGTTCGACTGTTATTTTTATACCTACACTTTATCACTCAAGGAAGAAGGAATAGAAATGGCGAAGAAGAAAAGAAAGAAATACCCAAATTTACCAGCAGGTTTTGGCACGATCAGATATTTGGGCTCTGGCAGGAGGAACTGCTATGCCGTACATCCACCAGCGACAGTCAATGAGCTTGGAAAAACAGTCCGTCCACCTGCTCTCTGTTATGTTGATGATTATGTAAAAGGCTTTGCAGTCCTCACAGCTTACAAGGCCGGAACATATCAGCCCGGAATGGAAAGAGAATTGGAGATTGCCCCTACAACGGACGCAGATGCCCTTTTAAGCCGCATAATTGCAGACTACAATACAATTAAGGGCGTAGAGGATAAACACCCGGAAATCAAGAAATTGACGTTCTCAGAGGTATATGAGCAGTTTTTGAAATGGAAATTCCCAGACGGAAACACCCTTTCGAAAAGTTCAAGGCAATCCTATCACTCTGCATACGTTAACAGCAAACCTCTTTATAACTGCGTATTTGAGGATTTAAAGGCTCCTGATCTGCAAAAGGTTATTGATGATTGCCCACTCAAAAAAGAGAGTTTAACGGGCATTCTGACGCTTTTTAAACAAATGTACAAATATGCGATCTATGCAGAGATTGTAACAGAAAACAAAGCCCTACACGTTCGGATTAATGCACCCGATGATACCGAGCATGGAACTCCATTTTCTGATCGAGAGCTTCAGATCCTGTGGGATAACACAGAAGATCCAGAAGTGCAGCTGATCCTTATCATGTGCTATTCCGGTTGGAGAATTGGAGAAGTTGCAAATCTATCAGTCAATCTTAAACAGAAGTCTTACCAAGGTGGATCCAAAACAAAAGCTGGAAAGGACAGGATTGTTCCCATCCACCCGGCTGTGTATGATTTTGTTCGCTCAAAAATGGAATCACAAGGCAAGCTGCTGATGTACACCCAGAAGTACCACCGGGATAAATTCTTCTACCCTACACTGGAAAAGCTTAAAATAGTCGGAAACCCAAAGCATACACCTCACGACTGCAGGCACACATTTTCAATGTTATGCGAGCGGTACGGTGTCCGGGAGAATGATCGCAAAAGAATGTTAGGGCATTCATTTGCCGGGGACGTTACCAACGCCGTATACGGGCATAGAACATTGGAGGAATTGCGGACTGAAATTGAAAAGATAAAAGTCCCGTTTGTGACTACTTGTGACTAATTGAACCATAAAAAGTCACAAATAAAGCAAAACAAAACTTAATATAAAAGTGCCGCAAACCAAGTAAAATCAAGCGTTTCCACGATTTTGCAAGGCTTTGCGCTATCTCAAAGTTAATACTTTAATTGTATGTCTTATTAATAGGAAATAACACTGATATTTTATAAAAAATCCAGTAAAATCAATGGTTTGCAAGGATTCGGAAAAACACAAAATAAATCAATTTGTGACTACCTTGTGACTACTTAAATCAATCTAAAACCCGAAAAAGATACAATATTCTTAACAAAAGCATCCCCCAGGCTGTGACTCCTGGGGGAATTTTTTACTGTTTCTTAACATATTTTGCAGATACAAAGCCATAATATTTTCCAGCAATACGGACATAATACCACTTGCCACCGTCATTGGCTTTCTGGGTATAGTTCATAACTTCCACTTCATTTCCCTGGTTAAGGGTTGGATATTTTTTGATGTTCGGATACTCAGTTCCAGCCCAGGTACGCACATTAAGCACAGTGGCGGTTACATTCCCATTGAAAAGTACCTGTGTCTTATCCTGCTTTCCTGTGATGGTAGTGGACGTGGAGCCACCCTTCTTTGCCAGGTATCCAGTCCAGATCCATCCAATGCCGATACCGGAAACTTTTACATGCGTCCACTTTCCTCTTGTCTTTCCATCAATTTCAACAACAGTATTTTTGCTGATTAATCCCATAATATAACCATTCGGTGCCTCACGGACATACAGATCATTCACGGTTGCTACTCTGGTTCCTGTCTTTTTCCAGGTATCTCCCGCTACTTCATTCCAGTCAATCCAAACATATCCATCAATCGCTGGATCGTTGATAGAGTAGGATTTGTTGCGGACTGCTCCTCCATTCGCCACCACTCCAGCTACACTAGAAGTATTTCCTTCGTTTGTATAGATTCTCGAATTATCAAAACTTTGCACACTCCCGACATGAGAGCCATTACGGAAGATCACAAGCGCTCCGACTTTTGGCGTGTTATGCCAAATTCCGCTTGCTTTGGCATGATTGGTGATAGATACGCAGTTGTAGAATCCGCCGCCCATAATCTGCAAAGCCTTAGTAATTCCAAGAATTTTTACTAATTTCCAGAACTGGTATTCCGCACACCAAGGCTGTGCCTGGCATCCTGGCTGCCCCCAACTATCTACATCACGGGCAAATTTGGTATAATTATTGTATCCGGCATTTTTTTTGAAATCATCCAGATACTCAGCCGTTTTCTTTTCCAGATACCCACCATTACTTGCGTAGTAGTCCCCGAGATTCAAAAAATTCTGTAATTTACTCATTTATAATCTCCTTTAACAAAAATAATCAACAACCGATGACGTATTGCAGCACATATTTTAGATTTCCGCCAGATGTATTTAAATCATTACCTTTTATAGTTGTATCTGTAATATACAGATATTTGCTCATGTATACTGATGCATCAAATGGTGATCGAAGAGAAAAAACAAAGCCCATTCCTGATAGAAGTGAAACGGCAGTTTTTGGAACAAAAAAGCAAGATTTTTGAGCGTTTTTTACCTCCCCATCTCCATACTCAGAAAACACCAAGACAATTCCATTTTTCTGATCACTTATTTTTTCCCTCAATGTTATGGATTGTGATGCATTCATATAAGCTGGCGAGTCCGAAAGAATTTTCTGCTCAGTATTAATCCCAAGCGCCTGCTTCAGTTCTGCCACCGTGATTTTCTTAGCATCTATCCCCTGCCCTAATACGATATAATCACTATCACTTACGGTATCGTGATTATCCAAATCCGATACATGTACCATTGGTAAGTTTGTACTCATAATCTGCCTCCTATCTGATCTTCAAGTTTTCGAATCCGCTTCTCCTGTGCCTGGATAAGCTTTAGGAGCATCGGGATCATGGTTCGGTAATTCCAATCCTCCACCTGCTCTCCATCATACACGGCAAGTTCCGGAATAGCTTCTGCCACATCCTCTGCGTAGAATCCAGGCATTGCCTTATCTTCCATCGGATCCCCAGCATTCAAGTATCCTTTCTTGTACTGGTACCAGATCACGGGCAAGTCAAGGAGTTTCTGTGCTTCCTGGTCCGTAGCTTCTCTAACATGATCCTTATATCTCCTGGAAGAACTGGCAATATATCCCACAACGCCGTTGGAATCAACAGCCAGAGCTTTCGTGGATGTAACTTTTCCGAGATTTAGCAGTTGAAACTCTCCTGTAAAATCAGAGAATCCGGAATCTGGGCGCTTGGTATGTAATACAAGGCCATTTTTAATATCAATATTTTTTCCATTGGCTGATAATGTCGCCCCGGAATCACCACCAAACACAATTTTTCCGCTCTTGTACAGCCGGATCGTTCCATCCTCTGATTCCAGGTAATTTGTACGAATTTTCCAGCCAGCTATAGCACCATCACCAGCAACAATTTTCCCAGAGAATGATCCCTGTCCGAAATTAACACCGGTATTATCAATATACCCAATCTGATTTCCGGAGGCGTCCAGGATACGCAACAGTCCATCACCGTTGTTTGCGCCGCCAAGTGTCAGCGTGCCGCCAGATGCATAAGAAAATGAGAAATACAATTCTCCATCAATCAGCTTAATGCCCTTGATGGTACCGTTCTTGGAGAGTTTATTGAAAATATCCTCCTGCGTCTGCCCGTCCACTGCCGCCTGTGCGATATCTCCTACAGATTTTCCAGCAAGTGAAAAGCTCCGGACTTTCAGATCCACCTCGCCATCATCACTGATGTACAGCGTAACGGTACCATCCGCACTTGTTACCTTAAGTTTCTTAGCATCTACCTGATCGCCAGTTACATGCAGTGATCTGAGGTAGGTAGCGTTGATGTAGAGCTGGTCCCCCTCCTTGTAGATTCCCTTGATACGGCCATCATCTGTCAGGAGATTAAAAATATCCTCATGGGTAAGTGCAGACATATCTACCACCACTGGGATTGTCTGCCTATCGATCAGCTCCGTGGTACCGCCGGCTGCATACAGGGATACTCTTATTTCCGTGATGTTTCTGGCCGTAACCAGCACATTCCCATCCGCTGTAGCAATAAACTTTCCACTTTCCGTGCCGATAGCCGTATACAAGCTGTGGATTACTTCCTGCTCATCTTCTGCGGATGTGTATACCGTGTTCCAGGTAGTTCCGTCTGCTGTCTCTTCGATTACGAACCGGCCGGAATATGGTAATCTCTTTTGTGATCCGCTCCGGTATCCATGGAATTCCAGACAGTAAGGATACAGATATCCACCGGATTCTTTCTTAACTATCAAATTGGAGCATTCCATGGAATACAGTTCTCCCGGCTCCCCAGTAGCGCCTTTCTCACCGGCATACACCTTGGAAACTGTGAATTTCTTACTCACCGATACTGTTGATAAGTACGTAGCCCGGATCACTACCTCTCCAGTATCTGCCGATAATCCTGTAACCGTATAGGTACGCTTATCTGCATCCCAACTTCCAGTTATAGCCGCTGACTGGGACACGGTGTAGGTACAATCTGCCGAGATATCATTGGATCCGTACAGCACTGTGGCTGTAGTAGATATTCCGGCCGGAAACTCAGTATAGTTTCCATCGTGATCTACAGGGATCCCCTGATATTCATTGGATAGCTGCAGAGCTATATTTTTTAGAGATTCCAGTGCTTCTGATAGATTTTTCGAGCCCAGTCGAAAATGTTCTGGATCAATTTCCACTTCTCCTGTATCCGCATTTACCCGAAAGGTAATATTCCCATCATTGCCCTTGGCTGTGAGTCCCCTGGTGTTGATCCATTCGGCCTGGATTCCAATGGCATACAAGATATTCAGTACGGCATCACCATTGGAATCAAACCCGGACTTCCAAGTTTCTCCACCATCGACTGATAGAAAGAAACCATCAATCCCCGTCTTGTATATGATCTTGGACTCTGCCAGAGTCGGCTTATCGTGCCGGTAAGTGATTACGGAGCCGTCAGCCAGAGTCTCCTGGGTAGAGTAGAATCCCAGAGTGTTGGCAGCCATATCATTCAACTGTTTTAGCTTAATATCATAGGCACTCATATTCTCCAAAATTTCTCGCTTGGCTTGCTCTACCAGTACACGGCTCTCACTTGGATATGTAGCATCCTGATTCTCGACACTCTTGGCTCGGCAAGAAAATCCTGTAGAATCTGCAAACGTAAAATCCACATCTGTTGCATAGGAATAATACGTATTACCACGATAATCTTCAAACTTTACTGCATCACCAAAAGTTACATATCCCATTGGAACCGCACTAGCAGAAAATGGAAGGATTTCAAAACCGGTAAGGATCTCTCCAATCCGGTTTACTCCATCCTGCTCGTTACCGGATAGCAGCTGATTGTTTTTTAAGTTGATCATGTATCCGTCTGTGCCGTATATATAATCCTGCTTATCGGCCGTGTATTTCACACCAGTTACTACGATCGTATCCACATCCGTCTCGACATCATCTACACCAATCAGCTCAACACCGGAAAAGTTATCCTTATCAATCTTTTGGTAGGTAACGATCCGCAGCATATCATTTTCATCAAGCCTGGCATTCCCACCAGCCAGAGCCGCAATCATTCCAATCACAGCCCTGTGCGTGGTACCGGTTGGCTTTTTCATTACCTGGAAGTCATCATTTTTGAATGCGGCATCCCCTAACACAATTCCACAGGCCTGGCAGGAATCCCGAAGAAGTTCTCCGGCTGTACACGGAAATGTGATGTTGGTATCATAATCCCGATCTGTTTTACACATACCATCCAACAATGTAAGAGTTATCTCATCATCAATCGCCGGTTTCTTTGCTACCACAAAGGATCCTCTTTTAAATGATTCTATTTTCCCACCAGATAGCTCTAAGTTTATGTAAATTTCAAACACGGCCAGGTTAAAACTATAGCTGGAAAACTGGTTTTCATCATTTACAAGGGATATAGATGCTGTTTTTTCAATAGCTACACCAACAGGAAAGTCGCTGCTATCAGCAGAATCTACAATTCCGTTCCCATCCAGATAGAAATCCTCTTTTTCCAGTTTAAGCCTTGTTCCATCTGCCAGAACGGCATTAGCTGTTACATAGTAGTCCTGGTTTTCTTTTGATTCCTCTAGGAGCTGATCTGATACATTTATCACAGTTTTCTTTTCCTCCTGATATTAATAGATAAGTCTGTCCATTTCTCGTATCCGTCTTTCAGTGACTGAGCCGCCATGGTATAGTTTGAGCAATAGAATTCTGCATCAATCCATTTTCCAGGAATTCGAGGATCCTTATGGTGGAACATAAAACTCTTCTTATCAATAAGAGCATTCAGAATCACCGAAATTTCTTCCCATGTAAGTTCTCCCCAAGTAAGATCATACCCAGAAATCGTACCCATAACAGAATTGTGCATGGTAAGAGCCTGATCTCGTTTCGTGCTTTTCGTACTGGTAGTTGAGAGTGTAGGCTTATATGTGCTAGGAGCCGCTATGGCGACCCCGTCAATTTTAAACTGTTCCTGCTTCGTAAAATCACCTCCTACTCATCAAGTTTAAACGGGTTTCTTCCACCATTGCGATTTCTTCTCAACTCTCCCTCTTCCAGAATAATATCCAAGAGATTCCTACCGGAAGCAGATACGGATACATTGTAGGTATTGTTTCCCTGATTACCACCAGATTCCTCCCGGACAATCTGTCTAAGCAAACTCTCCGGCGCTTCCAGGTTTCTACCATTTTTCTGATCTCCAAGCACTGCCAGGAACTCGCTCCGTGGTGGAATAACGGCGCCGGTCGCCAGATAAGGTACTGTATTTACGGTTGGAAGATTCAAATGATAATTTCCCCATCTTCTGCCGCCGTTTGGAAGCTGCACATTGTAAGAGAACGTGAATCCTCTTTCAATTCCCCTGATTGAGTTATTGATATCTCCAATAGATCCATTAACCTTTGAGATCACACCATTCATGGTACCAATGATTTCGGAACTGATTCTTTCAGCCGCAGTAAGGGCATTTCCAAGTTCTTTCTCGATCTTCTTTGCGACTGCCTCCCATATCTGATTGGTGTTGATAAGAACGGAAGACCAATAACTTTGAATAGTAGTCATAACCTTACTCATTATGTCTTTGGTATCAGTGTTCATAGTACCTAGTGCCGTTGACACAGAACTTGCAGAATCTTCCCAGTTATCTTTTGATGCAGTTGCAATATCCTCTGAATTGTCTGTAACGGATTTGCTGGCTGCGCTCATGGCATTTTCTGTATTTCTCTTAATGGCCGCCATGCCATTTTTTACCGCTGTAGACGCAGCACTCATTCCAGTTGTAGCAGATGTCTGCGCTGTTGTAACCGCTTCCGGAAATTCAGTTTTTAGCATACCGTCAAGTTCATCAAGAGGTACCCCCATATCTTTTAAAGCTGTGTATACCGCATCTAATGCATCCTTCGTGTTATCATATGTTCTGCCAGAAATCGCACTATCAAGAACATCTCTCGCTGTTGAATAACTTGCTCCAAAATCATCAGAAGACAAACTTAATTTGTACAATGTGTTTCGCAAATCGTCTATGCTGATTTTTGAAAGGTCAAATTTGGTTGCCGCTTCAGATGTTCCATCTCCAAGTACTGCTACTTTATCCGTCATTTCTTCCACAAAATCAGCCGATACGCCAGCCTGTGCGCCATACTGTTCGAGAATCCCTGTTGCCTTTTCGGTAGATATTCCATAATCTTTCAACTTCTGTGTAACGATATCATACAGATCTGAAGAATCTTCATTTGCTTCAATCAGCTTCCACAGCTCTTCTGCCTGATCCTGTGTGATTGTTTTCGCATTTTCCAGTGCCCTCGTATAATCATGCAGATATCCACCAGCCTGAGACAGTTCGCCATTTCCACCCTGGATAGCTTCTGTGATGCTTGCAGCTCCATGAGCAAGTTCAACAGCTGCTCCTGTAGCCGCAAAAACAATTCCAGCGGTACCGAAAACTTTTCCCAATGTACCGCCAAAAGTACTTACACTTCCGGTGGCGCTATTCATCATACTTGTAATTCCATTGGAAACTGTAGACACACTCTCAACAGTAACCAGCTTCTTTGCAATCTCTCCAACAATCAATTTTACAAGACTGCTTATTCCCGTAATATTTGCAATTTTTACGACAAGAAAAGCTCTTGTAAGAATATCAACAAGGCTTCCGACAATAGGATGATTTTCTTTTATTCCATCCACTAATCCGTTAAAAGCAACTGATAAGCCGCCAATAATTAAACTAGCAGCAGTACCGAGAATTTCACCCCATGGTAACTCTCCTAGGAATGTTCCAACACCTTCTCCAAATTCGTAAAATGTATCTCTTGTAAGAGATTTTCGGAGAGTGTGACATAAATTCTTAAGAAAACTTCCGAATGCTTCTCCGTTCTTCTTCCATTCAATCCCGTTTATCGTGCTTTCAATTCCACTTTTTAGATTTTCCTGGAAAGAATCCCAATCAAATTCCTTGTCAAATCCAGCCAAAATATCAAACGCACCATTGATAACTCCAACAATAGCATCAGCAATATCTGTAAAACTGATTGCATCAAACATTCCAGTCATTGCTTTGCCGATGGATTTGCCCAGTTCCGTCCACCCAGTAATCCCGGCATCATTTTTCCTGGACATTTCCTGCACGAATCCAGAAAGCATTTTCCAAGAAATCATAAACTTGTTTCCAAGCAGCTGTCCAAGGGATGTCCAATTGATTTCTCGGATTGCACCGCGCAGCGCCTTGGCTATGCTGGAACCAATCTTATTGAAATCAATGCCGCCATTTCCAATCAGAAGATTTAGAGTATTAATTGCTGTATTGATTCCGGTACCAAGGGTTCTTCCCATCAAGTCCCAGTCGATGTGATCCACCAAACTGTTAAATGTTTCGGTAAATGCTCTGACAAATGCTGTAACTTTCGGCCCTACATTGTCCCAACTGATTACATTATATACTTTCTGCAGTCCCTTATTAATGCCGTCTGCCATATAGGCACCAAGGCCTTCCCAATCTTCATCCCTGATTAGTTCCTTGATCTTGTCCGCAATCCCCTTAAGAGAGCTTTCGATCGGAACCTCCTCAAACATATCTCCTGCGGATGGGCCAGTGCACTTTCCACCGGATCCAATTCCAGAATCAGAACTACTTCCGTCATCATACCGATTGATCTCATCTATCGGGCTGAGATATCCCTGTAATGCTTTGGCAGCTTTCTTGGCACTGTTGGCCGTATTGTCCAGGCTGGCTGCATAATTCTCCTGTACTGCAATCGCCTTGGTAAATGTTTTCTGCCCGGTAAGTGCTGCAATCAGCATACCTACACGTGTTACTGCCTGGGAAATCAGGTTGATAAAACGAACCAGAATAGGCGATACTACTGTGAGAATCGGCGCAAATGCTGTTGCAAAACTGTTCTTAAGCTGGGTAAGCGCAGATTGCAACTCGGAAATACTCCGATTGATGTTATCAGCGCCAGTGGCTAGATCATACTTGGCAAGATTTTGCATTCCCTCCGCTGCGGCACTACGTAATCTATTAAGTAGTGCAAATAAAGAACGGATACCGAACGCATATCTGAGCATATTTTTAAGTGATATCGTGCTTTTATTGGCTGATTTATGGATTCCAAAAATACCGCTTGATATTTTCTTTAATCCTGCTACTATTGCCCCAGCTGCAAGCTGGGCCAGTTTTCTATATAGGGCTGATATAGCATTGCCGATATCACGGATTTTTTTCTTTAATCCAGCAATACCGGATGCTCTGAGCTTTTTTGCAAGGATTTCCATTTTTTGCCCAAGTCTGCTTACGGATCCTGAAATTTTTTCTACTTCGCCCGATTCTTCTTTCGGGAATAATGTCGCAGTTTTATACTGCTTTACCTTATCTGTAAGATCTTGGAGTTTTATCGCAGCTTCGTCATATTCATCATCCCCCCACCACTTACCAGATTTTTCCAGAGATTTTAATTCTTCTTTTGTTTTTTTGATTGACTCATACAGTTCATTTACCTTTTCTTTTTCTGCATTAAAAGCTTCAGCCTCTTCTTGCGCTGCTTTTATTGCATCTTTTGTTCTTTCGCGTAACGCCTGCCTTTCTTCATCCGGCATTTCGCTGGTATCGCCTACCAGGTTTGACTCATCGTTCCATCTGTGGATTTTTAATCTGGATATATCTTTTGGATCAAAAGCCTTTTTTACTTCTTTGGCTGCTTTTCTTCCGGATTCTGCTGTTTTCTCAAGATTTTTATTGAGATTTGATACGGAATTATTCGCAGTCCCTGATCCGCTTGCTATTCCATTTATCATTTTTCCAAAATTTTCGGAAATGGATTTTACATTTTCCGCGATGTTTGCTAAGGTTTTTTCAATATCCCCTATTCCCTTTTCCACACCACTCGTATCAATCTTGGTATCAATAACAATGCTTCCATCGGCCATATAATCACCTCCTACAGCCACTTCTCAAGGTTCGCAATCTCTTCTTTTTGCTCTTCACTGAGTTGCTTTTTGAGATCTATGATATTTTTGTTCGAATTGTAAAAATCATTTTCCCACTTCTCTAACTTTTGATGCTTCATTTTCTTCTGCCGGATATGTATCACCTGTGAAAACAGGCATTCCCCGATCTCCATATATGCCCCAAAGAAAGTCCACCAGTGCAGGTATTTCAGAGAACGAATCTCCGTTCCCTGCACACGGTTGATTGCTGGAATGATGATCTGTGCATCTTGTTGCCAGTCCATAGTATGCGGTTTCTTAACTCCATCATCACGCATTCCGCAGTCGATAAATTCTATGATTTTCTCACATGCTTCCCCGTATTTTTCTACCGGGAGATCATCATAATCAATCACCATGATCTTCAAAATGGTGTCCATTTTTACCCATGATTTTTCTCTTTCGGAAGCGTCTGGCAAAAACAAATCCGGGTCGCTTGTGGCCGTCAGCACGTCCAAAACAGCCCGGAAATCCGTTCTTATAGCATATTCAGTTCCATCAACATTAATCGAAGTGGGAAGCTCCCACGGGTTCATTAATTATGGTACTTTGCCGTATACTTGCTCTGTCGGCTCTGTACCCTTTTAACACGCACATTAAGTTCTGATTCTACGATCTGCCCCAGCTTTTCAATGATCTCCTCTACATAGAATTTTCCGTTTTCAAGTGGCGTAAACGGATTCATTACTGAGAAAATCGGTGTGGAAATATCTGAGCCAAACATCTCATTTAATTGCTCTTTCAGCTCGTCACTCTTCGCAAAAAAAGCATCAACGTCTTTCTCATCCTGCCCCTCAAACATATTGTTCAGAAAGTCAACTGTTTTTTCGTATCTCCTTGCAATATCGAGATCTGGGTTGAATCGGAGAGTAAAAAGGATTCCTCCATCAGAATCAAGAAACTCATATTCGGCCTGCTTTACGCTGGTCTGTATCTGCTTTGCCATTTATTTTCTCCTTTCTCTAATAACTTATTACTCTGCCAAGCTGGAAGCGGATGGGGTAAATGTTTTCTTACTCATATCCCAGGTGCCTTTTACACGATTACCAGCTTTATACAGTGTGAATGGAGTCTGTACGCCGGAAGTGTCACCGCCTACACTGTTAGGAATCAGGTATACGTCCTCTCTCCACGCCCATACTACCGTAGGAGCCACACTTTCTGATTCGCCCGGTTTAAGAAGCACATCGACCATAGTGGTTTTGCATTTATCTCCCGTAGATCTGTTGTTTGCCAGATCCATAATTTTGTTAGAAAGTGAATCATCATAATCCTCGTAGTAATAGGAGCTTACATCCGCCTGCGCCTTATAGCCGGAATGTTTTACGGACTGTTCATTCAAAATATTTTCCTGAATCTCCACATCCGGATTAAGCTCTTCGCTGTACTCTTCAAGTGTTTTTCCAAGCCTTACATAGGTTGGAGTGGAAGAGCTAAATGCTGCGTCAATATAGTGCGCAAGATATTTTCTTTCAATCATAAAAATTTCCTTTCTGCCTATAACTTTTAAAAGGCTTTGTAGGTTAACGGCTATCTTCAAGCGATAGTCGGATTAATTGTTATATTTTGAGCGGAATCACCATTTCTCCCACTCGTACTCATATTTTACAGTGATGGGGAGTAGCCAGTCCTGTACGCCGTTTGCCTGCGGCTCTGTACCGTAGGAATTATCACGGGTGATACGTTTTATCACTCGTCCTCTGGAAAGCTCTGGAAAAGCGGATAAGCGCGTCTCAACGCCATCTACTGCAACCGGTTCACGGCATATCCACTTACCTAGATTATCCAAAAATCTCTGCACGGAAAGTTTCTGTCGTTCCTTGTCTGAAGCTGTGCGGTAAACCACAATAAACGGATACTGGCACACTTGGTGCATCGTGCCGCAAACATCCTCTTTTTCAGAATAGATTAGCGCCCCGGCATCCGCATAAAAGGCAATTCCACTGTCTGTTCCCAGCTCCTCGTATTTGATTTTTTCACCATCATGCAATCCGGGATACTGATTAAGCAGTGATTTCATGGCATCTGCCAGAATATCCTTTCCATCTGCATCTTTTCCTATTGGCTTATTATCTTCCATAGTTACTCCTTATTTTGCCAAGATCTCAAAATGTGGTATCAGATTATACGGGCCGCCAACACTGGTAATCTTGAACACATTATCTCTGTTCTGGTTCATATACTGGTAGAATCCACCAGGGAAATCAGTATCATTCACAATACCCTTATCCCATTCGCCCTCCCAGAAAAAGTCATCTTCCGGTGAGAATGTGAGAGTTTCAGGCAAAAGATCGTTTGTTTGTTTTTGCCATTCTTTTGGCGGTACCCATGGGAGAATCTTGCCGTCCTTATCAGCAATAGTTATATCGCTATTCTGGACGGCGTATCGGATGTGCAACTGTGCGTTGTCGGTTGCATCTGGTCCGTACTTTTTAAGGATTGCTCCTTTGTCAGTAATGAGGTCAACGCCGGATAGCACATGAGGATACCAGTACGCTTCTCCTGTTGTGGCTGATTCGTAATAATTAAAAATCGTCACAATCTTGCTATACATGATACCCTCCCTATTTTCTTATCCATTTCTTGGATTTTCCATCCCACCGGAAACCATTTTCTTTAATGGTATCCTTTATGGCAAATGTCTGCCCAGATACAGATTTTACATTTTTCCAGTTAATCCCAAAGACTGTATCTCCGTTCGCACCGGCCTTTTCCTTGTATGTTAGATATACAGTTCTATTTGTTCGTGCTGTTTGCTCTTTCTTAACCGGAGTCGCATACACAAATTCAATTTCACCATCTTTACCAGCCCTTGCGCTCAATACAGTTTCTGTATAATATCCAGGAGAATAGCCTTTTGGTTTTCTGTAAATCGTTTCGATTGTTTGAACTTTAGCATTTTTCTCGAATACCGAGTTTTTGCCAAATCCGCTTGCTCCGCCTCTACCACCCATTGCATTTCACCTCGTTAAATTTGTCGGAAAATGCCTTAATTCTAACAATGTTACCTTTGCATTCATCCGGCACTTTTCCGTAGAAAATAATACTTTCCGGGTGCAAGCGTTCAATCATGGCGTTATATCCAGACAAGAATAGGCGTTTTTTGCCTATACTGTTCATACAACCGACCGAGCTAACTGCCACCGTACCTCCCTCCGGTTCTCCGTCAAAGCACCATTCGTAAGAATCCGGCGTACTCCATGAGATTGTCGGAATCACATGACAACCGTATTCTTGAAGGTATGCTCCAACCCAGTGTTTGCGGTAATGATTGTAAATCTGGATAGCCTTAGGGAAATCGGTGTAAGTACTGAAATCCGGTGTCAAAACATACCGGAATCGGCTCAGCTTATCAACATACCTGTCTGGATTTCTCCATAATGCATCAAACTGGTAATCATCCAAGAAAAAATGCACTGCTTTCTCTTCTGGATTACTGCATTCGCCTCTTGCATAATTGAAACCGATAAATTCATATTCCCCTTCGAAAGCCTCTGGATAAATCTGCGGTATCCCATATTCTCCGACACCATCAAAGATGCGGCGGTTTAAGTTTTCATAAGCTATGCTGGTTTCCCGATTTGCCATAGTTATTTACTATTCAGCTTATCCACGTCAACCTTGGACGTTCGTTTCCATAATTCCGTAATTTTCTCCCACCCGAACATGGAAATAAACGCCACAATAAACCCGGCCATGATAGATGCTAAAATCATGTACCACAATATTGCCACGTGGATATACTGCATATACGCTACAAAAGCGGCTACAGTAATTCCGATAGACAGTACAAGCACCAAGGCGTCTGTCGGAATTTTCGACAGGAACCCAACATTT